TGCAACAAATTTACCTTATCAATCTTTTTATGATATAATTTTTGGTGAAGGAACTAGAAAAAATATTAGAACTGCAGCTAGAAAAATAGACCAAGGTAAGTCTTTACTTGTTGATGAAACACCTATGACAAATTTATTTGGTTCTGGACCAATTACAGGCAGAAGAAAAAAAGATGATTTTAAACCTTTATTTGCAAAAGGTGGTATTGTTAAAAATGTGCCTAATGTAAAAGATGAACCTGATGAAATGCAAAGCAGAGTGACAGGTAGACCATTTAATAGTACAGCAGAGTTTGTACAAGATGAAGAAGATAGAGCATTAAAAGGACAAATGGAAGGATTAGGTTTGAGAGAACCTTTTATATTGGGTGGTTTAGTTACAAGATTTTTAACAAGAGGTAATAGAATTGTTAATAATTATAAAAAAGGTAAATTATCTTTACAAAAAGCTAATAATGAATTAACCGAATTACATTCTTTAGCAGTAGAAGAACAACAAAAAATGTTTACTAAATTTTTAAAAACTCAAGATGAAGATGTTGTTAATGAATTTAGAAAATTTGAAAATAAAATGAATGAGCAAATGCCAAAAGATGAAGATATAGACCTTTATCTTTTTAATAGAGATTATGTTGAACAACAAATTAACAAGCATCCTCTTATAGAAAAATTTAAAAAAGAAAATCCAGATGCAGAAATACTAAAAGAATTAATAAATCAAAAAGATGATATATTTGCAGATATGTCATTACATTTTTTAAATGAAAAGAAAGGATTTAAAGGATTAGAATTTTTAAATAGAGGATTTGAATTAGATGAATTAGAAAAGAAAAGAATAGCTAAATTAAAAAAAGAAAATAAATATTTAGTAGATGATACTTATAACCCTCCGTTTGATGATATTGATGATACTTTTTTACAATTTGTAACACCAGATGAATTAAGATTAATAACTGAAACAAATAATATAAACTATAAACCTTTACTAAAAAAAATAAAACAAAGTGAGACTAAAGTTAACGATTCAGCAAATTTTATAGATAAACATGTAAAAAAATTATCTAAAGAATATGGTATTATTCCTTTACCAAAATTTGAAGCATTTTCTATTGAAGACTCTTTAGATGATATAGGTATGGAAAGTGTATATAGAAATATACCAAAATCAAAAGCACTTGAATTAGAAAAAATGTTTAAAAAACATTATAAGTTAGAAACAGAAACCGACAAACTTTATGAACAATTATATAAGCTACAAGATAGGGACTAATATATGAACATAGAATTATGTAAAGCTGAAATAAAAAGACACGAAGGTGAAGTTTTAGAAATATATGAAGATAGTTTAGGTTATAAAACTTTAGGCATTGGACATCTTTGTCAACCTGAAGACCCTGAATATTCTTGGGCAGTAGGAACTAAAGTATCTCAAGAAGTTGTTAATATGTATTATGAGCAAGACTTTCAAAAACATTATCAAGAAACTGTACATGTATATGGTAGTTATGAAGACTTTAAAAATTTACCAGAACCTATACAAAGAGTATTAGTTAACATGTGTTTTAATTTAGGAGGCACTAGATTTTCTAAATTTAAAAATATGTTAAAAGCTTGTAAAGAAAATAACTGGCAAGAAATGGCTAGACAAATGCAAGATAGTCGTTGGTATTATCAAGTAGGTAGAAGAAGTCAAGAATTACAAAAAATGGTTTTAGAATGCTGCTCTACTTAGAAACAGATTTAGATAAAGCATATAGATTAGATTGTAAAGCTAGAACTAAATGTGGAGAACCTTGGATATTAAGAGAACAATTTAGACATTTATACGAAGATTTAATTACTTTACATTTAAAAAAAGCTGAACAAGAAGATATATTAATAGATGATGTTCCTGAATGGGTACTACATTCTATTGATGAAATGTTAGAAACTACATTAACTTTAGATAAGGAATAATATAATGGGATTTCCATTTGAAATAATAACTATGTTAGCATCTACTGTATTAGGTGGATTAATGAGTGTGTGGGCTGAAAGTCGAAAGGCTAAAGCTGAAGCACAAAAATTATTAATAGCTCGTGGTGAGTTTGAAATGAAAGCTAGAAAGCAATCTATTGAAGCTGGACAAGCAGATAAAGGATTTGCTTGGACTAGAAGAATTATAGCATTAACATCTATATTTGCTATAGTTTTATTTCCTAAATTAGTTGCTGTATATTATCCTGATGTAGCTGTTACAATAGGATATACAAATTGGAATCCCGGATTTATGTTTTTTAGGGAAGGCAGAGAAGTTTTTGAATGGATAACATTTGAAGGTTTAGTAATAACACAGCTTGATACTAATTTAGTGTCAGCTATAATAGGCATGTACTTCGGTGGAAGTTTAGCCAAAGGAAAATAAAATGCAAAATAATATGATGGGTGGCTTTAGTGGAGACATGGATAGAAATGAGGTAGAAATAGACCTTAATAAATTTATGCAGTTACTTCAAGAGAAGTCAGAATTAAAAGATAGGATAAGAGAATTAGAAGATACAAAAAATGATAATCCTTATCAAAAATTTATATTTGTTGCAGAAGCAGTAGATAGTTGGAGATTAATACCTAGAGCTTTTCTTAGTATATACATGTATTTATTATACTATGTAGTTTTTTGGTATATGGATTTACCAGAACCTACTATGGAACAATCAGGTTTAATATCTGTTGTTGTAGGAGCTGGAGCAGCTTGGTTTGGTCTATATACTAGCACATCTAAAAAACCAGCAGGAGACAAATAAAGGAGATAAAATGTCAAAAGGAGAAATAAATAGAAATTTTTTTGGACCATTACTAATATTAACTTTAATGGCAATGTCGTTTGCTGCAAGTGCAGATGATTGTACTGCTGGTACACAGTATTGTGAAGATAATAATTTAACTACTACTAATAATACAACCACTACAAATACTAATACTAATAATAATACTAATAATAATACAAACACTAATACCAATACTAATACTAATACAAATACTAATACTAATAATAATACTAATAATAATACTAATGTTAATACATCAACTAACACAAATAATAATACTAATACTTCCACATCTACCAGTACTAATACCAATACTAACAACAATATTAACACAACTACATCTAACTCTACTGTAAACTCTACAGTAAATCAAAATGTAAATAATAATAGTACTTCTACTAGTAATAATACAAATACTAATAATAATACAAATATTAATCAATCTACTTCAGATTCCAATGTTACTACTAATAATACTAATACTAATAATAACAATACAACATCTGATAATACTAATAGAAATATTAATGAATCTAACTCAACACAAACAATTAAACAAGAAATAACTAGTAAAGCTCCTCCTGCTTCTGCTATTGCACCTAGTATTATGTCCTACTCTCAAGACCTTTGTACTGTAGGTCGTTCTGGTGCTTATCAAGGACAAGTATTTGGTATCTCTACAGGAAGAACAGTTACTGATACTAACTGTGAACGATTAAAACTTTCTAAGTATCT